CAAAGGTGACGCTCGCCCGACCGATGATAGTTCCTTGAAGGCTTTGTTCACGCTTGGGGGTCTCCTCCTCTGAGAGTTCCAAGGCATCGAGAACGGCTTCAATGGCCTCCACGAGCGCCGAATCGCCGGCATCCCGGTGCACTCCCACGACGAGCGGGATCCGGATCTTGCCCAGGATCACCTGCCCCTCGATCACCTCGGAAAGTTCGGGCTGATATACTGCCACATTCGGGAAATCGATCTTCCCTTCCACGTGATCGATGGACCCAAGGAAGATTTTGAAACCTTCTAGGATCCCACCCTCGGCCGTGTGGTATTCCAGCCGGGTCTTCAGTGCTTCGAACGGTCGACTATATTTGCCCATCTTTTAGGCCGGCCAACTTCCTCACGTGCGCGAGGATCAGGCCGGTGAGAATTTTCCGAGACTCGAACCTTACCGGGCGAACAAACCGACGGCCTTTGATCCCGCGAACCTTTCTCGCGAGGACGTAGTCTGTCCCATACTTGAAGCCTTGCCGCCAGATGATCGCCCGCCGACGCAATGGGATGTAAAGCCGCTTGGCTCGTTTTGGGAAGATAAACCCTTGCCCGTTGTTAGCGGTCCCCTGGTCAACAAACTTTGCGATCGCGGCAACGGATGTTCCGCCGGCGCTCATTTTCTCGGGATCGATCTCGATCTTGCGCTTGGCCGGCCCAGTGTTCCGGACCTTCCACCCGCTTCGGATCTGCCCAAACCATTTCTTGGGACTGGCCTTTACCAATAGCGCCAGGGTCTGGAAGGCCGCCTTGTCGACAATCCTGTCCAGTACCTCCGGCTTGGTACCCCGGAGAAGCTTCTCGAGCCGCCTTGATTCCTTGCTTCTCAGGATTCGATTCATACCAAAACGCTGTTGGCCTTCTTGGATCCGAGAGCGTCGAAGACCGTCTTGGGGATCGCGTTATTCACAATCGAGGTCTTCACCCCATCGAGCCCGACAACTTCCTTTCGGTCGTGCCCGCTGAAGACCGCGGCAATCTGGGCCGCACAAAATGAGATGTAACCGGGGATGCCAGTCGGGATCTGGGTCGTGTCGGTCGCCGGCTGGATTGGTGTGAGGGTGTTGGTCGTTTCGTCGTCGTCCGCCGTATAGTTGACCACGACGGATCCGCTGATCCCTGAAGCGTTCTCTTGGGTGAGGGTGATGGTCGACGCCTTCAACCCGGTGCCGCTGGCCACGAGGTTTGTGTGAGCTTCTTCAAGATAGATCTCGACTGTCGCCTCGGTTGGACTGGCCTCGATCAACCGCCAGTAAAGCACGTCTGTCGACGTGAGATTGTTTAGTGTCCAGTTGCTGAGCTGGTTTGCAGCGTCGCCGGCTTCGGTCACCGTCCAATAACTCGTTTGGGCATAGCCAAACGTGCCATAAACTTTCACGGTGTTGTCGGGACGTGAGAGCGTCCAAGCCCCGTCATGGTTCAGAAGGTAGGCCGATCCGTCGATCCTCCGAACGATCGAGAAGTCCACCTCTTCAAGTAGAAGGGATTCGCCCAGGTAGACCTCGCTGATCTGAATCACCGGGACGTAAGGAAGCCAGAGCTTGCCTTCCGACTGATCGGAGTCGTCGTCGAATTCGAGGAAGGCGACGCTGTGATCGTGGAAGAAGAAGTCGCGACCGAGAAACCTGTCGAGCCACCGGCTCGCGTCGTTGATTGAAGCCTTCAGAGCGTCGTCGCGTGTGGTGTCGTCCTCGTCGAATTTCAGAACACGCTTGACCGCTTCCAGTGAGCAATAGGGATTTTCGAGTATGACCGGCATGGAGCCCGTTATGGGCTTTTTTCCTGATCCTGCAAGTCTCTTGCTTGCTGCTCAGCCGGCGTCTCGGTCGGCTGAATTCCTTCCCTGGTCAAATGGGATCGGATGGAGCTCAGGAGCTCGTGGCGTGTCGTGTTCCTATCCAGGATCATGATCGGCACCTTCAAAGCGCTGTTGATCTCTTCGACCATTCCAACCAGCTGGATTGTCGTCATGGATTGGAGTTGCACGAAGATCACCTCCGACTCGAGGCAACGGGCGTTGAGTTGCTCCAATCGCAAAGCTTCCTTCGCGTTGTGCTTCTCCGCTTCCTCGATCTCGGAAGGCTTCATCTTCTTGGCGTCGATCTTGATCAAGTTTGGGTTTGGTGCCTTCAGATCATCAGCCGTGGCCGGCTTATATCTGTCGTCCTTGTTCCGTTGCACGTACTCCCATTCGAAAGTCGCCATCCGTATCACGTCCCCCTTTTTTACAATCCCGAATCGGGCGAGGTTTGTGGTGTCCCCATTCCATTTGATCAGCTTGGTCATTGTCATCACGTGGTGAGGGAAACAAAAAGCGGCACCAGTGTCAACCGGTGCCGCTCGTGCAAGCTGCGGGCTAATTCTCGCCCGCTGAGAATTCCTTAGGCGGTGTAGTTGTAACCGATCACGACCGACGGGACAGTGGCGCTCGGGGTTTCCACGGGCACCATTCCGCGCCGATAAGAAGCCACGACCTCGTGAGTCTGGCTCTTGATGTTCTTGTCGATCTCGATGGTGAACGCACGCCGGCGGCCGGTGATGAAGCGGCTGCGGTTGACCAGAAGAATCGATCCCTTGGTCGTGGTGGTGTTGTCATAGACGCCGGAGGCGTTCAGATCCTCGCGGCAACGCTCGCTGACGACGATCGGAGCCCCGAGCAAGGTCCGGATCTCGCCGGTGAGAATGGTGGCAATCCCGCCCACCTTTTCCTGGGTGGAAAGGTTGCTGATCGCGGCAATGTCGTTTTCCCCTTTCGGACCGACGATCCACACGAGGTCATTGCGGCGGACACCGTATTTCCCAAGCGCCTTCTTGAGCGAACGAAGGTTTGCCTCGCTGAGCCCACCGCTCGAGATGTCGATTTTCAACGCGGCCACCGCAAGGGCCAGCTTCCGGAATCCCTTGAAGGCCCGAGCGCCGGCTTTGGCCACCAGTTCCGTGTCGGAATCTTGGTGGGTTGCGGTCGTGTCACCGTTGATCAACCCGTCTTCCCAGGCATCGGCCGCGGCTTCCGCCAGGAGGGTCTGAAGGTTCGAAAGAACCGGGACGATAGAGTCTTCGTCCATCTCATAGGAGAAGTCGACCTCGCCCATGAGCTTCGGAGCGCTCAGGCTGATTTCACCCGTCGAAGGCGTGGAAGCCGTGGCCGCGGTGTTTTCCGTGGTCTCGAGGTAGAACGTCGGCCGGGTCCCATTGAACGGGTACTTGTACGGCTGGGTCGGCATGTCGATTTCCTGGCCGGCGAAGATCGCCCCGAGCTCGGACGCCAGGAAGAAGCGCCTCTGCAATTCAGCGGACACGTCAGTCGGGACCCACTCGTCACCGGTGGCGGAGCCCGTGGAGGTCAGCGCCTTCTGGCCGGCACGTGCCATGTTCACATATTTCTGGATCATGCCGTCGCCCAAACGCTGAGCCCGTTCCAGATCTCGGCGATCGATGCCTTCGTCCTGCGGACGTTGCATCAGCACGTTGAGAAGTTGCTTCTGGTGAACCGGGAGATTTCCCTTCCGAGGTCCGACCGGATATTCCGCCTCGAAGCGCTTGAACTGCTTTTCGCCTTCCTCGTCGGGATCCTGGTCGCCTTCCTCTTCAGAAAACTGCATCTTGGACTTCTTCTTGAGCGCCGCCTTCTGCTTGGCGATCACGTCTTCCACGATTTCCTTGGCGGTCGCCTTCGAAATGCGTTTGGCGTTGGCAACTTCGTGCTCGCCCAGGACCTCTCGGAGGATGGACTTGATACCGCCGGCGGTGATCTCGCCCTCTTTCCCCTGGCCGTTCAAGGCTTCCTTCACCGCCTCGACAATCGTGTCCTTGATGTCGGTCAGTAGGACCTCGCCGCCCTTCTCGCCTTCGTCGGATTCGCTGTCGGAATCCTCGTCCTCGCTTTCGTCGGCCGCCTTCGAGTCCTTGGCTTCCCAAGACTTCTTGTCGACGGTGATCATGTCGGTTTCCTTGGCCCCAGAGGCTTCGGCTTCCTCGACAACTGCCAAGTGCTTCAGATAGTCGGCGCGAAGAGACTCGACCTCGGAGGCTTCGGATTCATCGGAGGCCTTTGCCTTCGCCCAGGCCGCCTTGGCCTTAGCTGTGAGTTCCTTCCACTGCTTGAGAGACTTTTTCATAACTGTGATTTTCTGCTGTGTTCTGCTGGTTGGCCCGGTGCTCGACGGTAGTCCCGCACGGTTTAGCGTCGGTCACTCGGAAATTTTTCGAAACGGTGGCATATTGCCGCCGGTCTTGATGAATCGCTTATCCTCGTCATCGAGACTTCGGAGGCTGAAGCGTGCGTCCGGGTTTGCCGGGATCGCGACAAGGGATCCCTCCCAAAGGTCGACCTTGAAGATCTTGCGGCCGCCTTCGGCATAGTGAAAGAGCCCTCCCATGCTGGTCGTCTTCAGCATCCCGGTCGCGATCTTGTGGCGGATGTCCGCCATTCCCGGTGCATCCGAAATGAGCGCCTCGAACTTCAGCCCCTGCTTGTCTTCCTTCATGGAAGTGAACCGGCCGGCGATTGAGGTCACGGAATTCCGGTGATCGATCAGCAACACCGGGTTGAGCATGAATTTCTGAATCGTCTCCCGGAAAGCTCCGGCGATGACGGCGTCCCCCTGGCGATCAGATTCAGTTGTCCCTTCGAACGTCGAAAGGTATCCGCTGATCTTAACGTTTCGGTAGTCGATCACGTTGCCCTTCTCGTCCTTGACCTCGGTCATCTTCTTTTCGTCCAGGTCAACGTCGATCTCGGCTTGGAAGCGTTTGACGCCTTCCTCGGGATCAGGCTCGATGGTGATTTTGAAGCGAAAGTTTGGCTGTCCCTTCGACACCGGCCTTGTCTTCTCGGGGATCCGGATCGCCCAGGCTCCATCCTTCCCATACCGTATGACTTTCAGTTTCGGCGCGTTCACGGTCCCCTTTCTGCTGGACCGGAAGGGTTTGGGCAACAAAAAAGCCGACCCGGTGGTCGTCCGGATCGGCTCGCGTTTCTTGCCAGCGCTCAGCGTTTTGGGCTTGGTGCTAGCTCCGGCAACGCTTCCACCTTGCCCGGCCGCCCGGACAAATCGTGGACCCCCGGGCTGCCGTTCGGTGCCGGCTTCAGTGCTTCATCCGTGTGGGCTACAACGGCGTCCCGCACGAGCTGGGCTGCGGCGAAAAGGCTGTCCATCTCCTGCTTCTGGGAGAGCTTGAAATTCATCTCCAAGAGGTAACGGCTGATGTGATCGAAGGCGTCTCGAATGGTCTTGGCCTGCTCTGCTGTCATGGTTTTGCTCATGACGTGTAGGTTACCCACTCCGTCCCGTTGTAGTAAATCCCAGATCGGTTGACGCTGGCCTGGGCGAGCACAAGGTTGCTGGCCGCGCCGTCGATTGTCTTTCCGTTGCGTCCAAGGGTTATGTCGCCGTTGGCGTTCGAGCCGAATTGGAAATCGAAGTTGCACCCAAAGTCCGGCGTTGCCGGCAACGTGTATGTGACTCCGGTGGAGTGGTTGGAGTTGATGACGTGCCCGCTTTGCGCGTTGGTTAGGGTCGCGTCCGAATTCTTCTGGATGAACTTCTTGTCCTGGATCGTCGGCTTCCGAGCCCACAATGCGTTGCCGGTGACGGCTGTCGCTTCCTCGTCCGTAAGGCTCACAACCTGTCCCTTCGTGAGCGTTCCAAATCTTCCCACCTGCGTTCCGGTTGCTCCGCCCCAAATGTAATCGGTTGCCATAATCGTCTCACTGTTTCGATGTTTCGTCTCGCCGTTCCGACTTTTCGTTTCTGTGGCGCTTTAAGGCTGGGCTGCCGTCTCCAGTATCAGCTTGACCTGATCCTGGACGCTCTTGGAGACCTTCTCGTAAAGCTCCTTGATTGCGTCGCTGCTTGTGCCGACGGCTTGGTCATACCAACTGTGGCCTGCCGCTTTGACAACGCTCGCTAGGTATTCGTCGGAGGTGAATGGCTTGAATCCTTCCTCGCCGGCTCGCCGTTCGTTCTCGATGTTCGTGGCGTATTCCAGCCCCTTCTCTGATAGGTCGTCCAATGTGATGGTAACGTCTCTCATGTTTCTTTCTTGGTTGCGCTGGGTGACTTACCAGCAAGGGATGTATCGGGTTGTCCCGTTGTCGTCGATTGGGATCCACTTGGTTGGGTTGCCGGCGCTGGGGGCGTTGGTGATGGTTCCCGCTCCTGCCGCTGCTCCGTTCGTCAGTGCCACCGTGCTCCGGAGGAAGGTGCCGTTTGCGCTGGCCAACTGGTCGCAAGCGATGTCGCCGCTGATGAAGATATTCCGCGGCCGTGTCGCCCCGCTTGCTCCGATGTCGTAAGTGGCGTCCGATCCGCAAACAAAGTGCCCGCTGCTGGTCACCTGCCATTGCGCTGACAGGCTGCCGCCGCCGGAGAAGCTGAGTGCCGATGCCGCGGTGATCAGAATGCTTCTCGCCGTTCCGGTTCCTCCGGCTGACGTGGCGATCAGGAAGATGTTTGAGGACCAACCGAGAATCGCCCGCTCGTAATTGCTCGTGTCGGTGAAGGTGTTGTAGATACGGGAAATCTGGCCGGTGGTCCCATTCCGTTGTCCGAGGATGTTGGCTGATTCTCTCAACAAAAACAGATCCAGCGTTCCCACTCCGGTGGCGCTGTTGCTCCATGCCACGGCTCCGCCGCTGGCCAACTTCAATCGGGAATTCCCCGACCCGTCGTCTCCGAGTGTCGCGGTCTGGTTCGTGCCGCTGCTGTAAACGCTGAAAAGCTCGCTCGCTCCTGTGACCTTGAACTCGGGGGCGGTGCACACGCCGCCCTTCGTGACGCTGAACTTACTGCTCGCGCCGACAAGCAGGTCGATCAGGAGGCTGGCCGCCGCGGAAGCCGTGTCCGTGACGGTGAGACTGATCCCCTTGAACGTGACGCCGGCGCTGTTCCATGTCTGAGTCCCCGACAAAGCTGGTGTGCTCGCCGTGATCGTGCCGGTGGTGACAACGGCCTGGGTTGTCGTGATGCTGCTAGCCAAGGTTGCCGCGCCGGCCTTGCTCACGTTGAACTTCGAAGAGCTGGCCACTTGATAATCGACCAGCAAACTGGCCGCGGCGCTCGCGGTGTCGGTGATGTTCACTTTGACCGCCGTGAAGGTGACCCCACCGCTGTTCCAGGTTTGCGTGGTGTCGATGCCCGGGGTCGATGCCGTGATCGTTCCGCCGCTCAGGATCGCCTGGGTTGCGGTGATCGTGCTGGCCGTGACGATCGCCCCGCTCTTGGCAACGCTGAACTTGCTCGAGGAAGCCACCAGCAAATCGATCAGCAAACTACCTGCGGCGCTGGCGGTGTCCGTGACGTCCAAGGAAATTCCCTTGAAGGTAACTCCGCCAGAATTCCAAGTCTGTGTTGCCGTCAGTGCCGGCGTGCTGGCGGTAATGGTTCCGCCGGCCGCGGTGATCGTCGTGGTCGCCAGTGCCCCGGCGATCGTGAGCAAACCCGCTTTCGTCACGTTGAGCTTTGAACTCCCTCCGATCTGCAAATCGATCAGCTTTGACCCGGAGGCGCTGGCGGTGTCGGTCACGTTGACCTTGATCGCGTTGAACGTGACGCCGCCCGAGTTCCAGGTTTGCGTGAAGTCCAGGATCGGCGTGTCGGTCGTTCGCGTTCCGTCCGCCAAGCTGAAAAGCTGGCTGATGGTGATCGTCTTGCTGGCCGGCGTCCCGCTCGGGTCCTCCGTGATTAGCAGGAGGTTCGTCTTGGCCGCGCCCGTGGCGGCCGTCAATGCTGTGAGTGCTTTATCTGCCATAGTGGTTTAATCCTGCCGAAGTTTGTCTGCGCCGCCTTCCGTGGTGAGTTGATCCCCCGCTTCCGTGAAAAGGTAGAACGTCACGGGTGCCCCTCCGCCGCCGCCGGAAATCTCGACGGCGTTGGTTGCCGTGCTGCTGACCGTTAGAAGGAGGCCTTGTTCCATGGTGAGCCTCGCTACCGGTAGTAGGCAATCAGGTTGCCGCTGGTCAGCTGGACCGCGCTGAAGTCGCCGAAGATCTTGTCACCCTTGGCCAGCACAAGCCCACCCATGGCTGTATCACAGCGCTGATCCGTGAGCGTGGTGAAGGTGCACTCCGTGATGGCGTGAAGGCACCCATACCTCTTGCCGGTCCTGGCGGTGGTGTTGGTGATCCAATCCTTGCCGACGGTCCCGAGAACTTGCTGGGCGTAGTCGCCTTGTGGCTGTCTGTTTTCCATGGCCACAATGGTCTGCCCTCAGCTCGGTAGGCTGTCAACTACCGACTAGGACCGGACCTTGCGCTTCACTCTCTCCAATTCCTCGATGATCGTCCCGATGATCTTCATCGGCGGAGGCGGTGGCGGATTGTTCCACGTGGAACAGTGGAACCGATAAACCTTTTCAATGAAGAATTGGACCGCCTGAATCTGGTCTTGGGTCAGACCCGAGTCGATCAACCGTTGGGTGCCTTCCCCGTTCTGCTGCCCCCCGCTGGTCGCCGGCGCTTGCCCCGGATCCCCACCGCTTGCCGCTGTCGCTCTGCTCGATCGCCACGCCTGATCGATCGGGGGCGGTACGGTCGGAAACCTTCGTTGCTCCGGGGATTCTGGATGCTTGCTGGGCCCGGCGGTTTTCTCGTCGGTTTTGGCTTCCAGAATTTCGTGTCCACTTTTTGTCACAACCTCTTGATGCCCTAGATCTGGCTGACGGCATTTGCCATCTTTTTCGGCCGTCATTTCCGCCAAATTTTCCGCTGGCGCCGCCTCCTTTTCCTCACGTTTGGGCCCGGCGGTCGCAAGCCTGGGATCGGCTGCCTCGATCACGGTCCGGATCCTGGCCTTGTCGCCGGTCATGAGCCCGGAAAGGATCCGGTTTGCTGTCCTGGCACTTTTGCCCAAGACGGTCTGGCAATAGGCTTCGAAGGTCTTGAACTTCTGCCGATATAGCCTTCGTTCCTTGATCTCGGCCAGCGCCTGCCCGACGTCGGTGATCGCCTGCCCGTACTTGATCAAGCCAGCCCGGACCTTTCGCTCGAGGTGATAAAGCCGCTGGGATTCTTCTGGGGTGAGTTCATTGGACGGGGAAGCCGCTCCCTCTTGCGTGGTCATTGTCATTGCCAGAAGGTCGCCCAACTCCCGCGCCTGGGAAAGTCCAAATTAATCGACGAAGCCGGTCGGGATCATGGTCCCGGTATGGTTGGGATGGAACACCAGCTTGTCGGCATCGGCGACCGCCACGTCCTGGATGTTGCAAGTCGATTCCCCACGATAGAGAAACTGTCGATAGCTCGGCTGCTGCCATCGCTCCTCTTCCCGGGACTCGCAACCGATCACGCTCACCCTGGTGACCGTGGTCGACTCCTTGAAGGACTGAACCGCCCCTTGGGTCCAAGCGTTGCTCAGCTCGGTCCTGGCGATCGTGAGAGCTCTTTGGCCGCCGACCTTCGGCATCTCGGTGAGGATCCGGCGGGTGGTGTCTCGGACGCTGAGCTTTTCCTCCGCCGCCTTTTCCAAAAGCTTCCTGAACTTCGCCCGCACTGGCTCGGAAATCTCGGTGATCTTGTCGGCAAGGTTTCTCGCCCGGTGTCTCAGCCCGTCGTTGTCTTCCTTGGGGACTTGCCCGAGAAGGAAACTCGTCTTGCTATAACCTTGATCCATCACGGATTGAACGGGGGGAATGATTGCCCGCCGTGTCTTGTCGGCGCTTTCCCGGATCACGGTCTCGAAGATCTGCTCGAGGATTCGCTGATCGGACTCGAGGAAGATATCCAACGGGGAAGCTTTTCTGCCGACCATGCGCCGGCGAAGCATTGCCCGATCAACCGCCTTGAACCGTTCCACCGTCTCCGTTATGTGAAGCTCGAAGATCGTTGCAACCCTCCGCGCCACCTCCGCCGCGTTTCGTTTCCGCGCCAGCATCGAAGCCCGATGCATCGCCATGATCATCGGCCGGCCGTTGCGCCGGAAGGTTGCCGCCGTCCAGCCTTCCTTGGGAATTGTCAGCGCCTTCTGGCCGATCAACTCGAAGAGGAGTTTCGCGTTAGGCTTTTTCACGCTGTTCCAAGGACTGGGCAACGAATCGATCGACGGCCCTGGCTGCCGCGGCGCTTGCGTTGGCGTCGTTGGTGATGCCTGCCAGATCCAACGGCACGAGCCCCGCGTTGATAAAATGTTGATTGAAGTTGGGGTCTTCAACCGCTTCGTATCCGGCCGCGATCCGAAGTTCATTGAGCGAGATGGCCCCGCGATCGAACAACGGGACAAGGGATGTGGCCACCTGCGCGAGGTCAGAGAGCCCGGAAAGGGCGAACTGCAGCGCGACATTCTGGTCGAAGCCGGCAATCAGATCGCTGTTGATGGTGTCGGAAATGAGCTTAATCAATGGCTTCACCGTGTACCGCCTGAGGTTCAGATCATCGATCTGGGCGGTGGCGAAGTTTGCCGCATTTTCGAGGCCGGCAACCGAAAGCGGGATCCCGTGAAGGTGGAAGATGTTCGAAACGTTGGCCTTCTCTTTGTCCAAATCCTGCATGTCAGACGACGAGAGGCCGATCCGTTGGTAGTTCCATTTCCCCGCCAGGAAAGCCGTCTTGCCGCTGTTGGACGTGCCCCCATAGTCCTGGGCAAACTTTCGCTTCAGCTTCTCAAACGTGGACGTGTCATTTGCCGCAAGGTCTTCGATGATCAGAATCCCGGAAGGGGATGCGCCATTCTTCCAGAACTGAGTGGACCACGTTTGGCGGTTGATGAATTCGTCGAAGAGCCCGACTCCTCCCTCGACTTCTCCAAGCCCATAGAATTCCCGGTTGGGGTGCGGGTTGCGGAAGTGGATGACGTCCTTTCGGTCGAAGGGAATCTGAACTCCGTTTATGCTGTAGAGGTATCCGATCAAGCCAACGTTCTTCCGAACGACCAGCTCCACCTTTCCGGGGTTGAGAGCATAGAGCGCCCGAGGTCGGTCTCCGTTTTGGTCTGTCTGGTCTTTGACCCAATAGGCGTTTCCGGTGAGCTTCACATGAAAGACGGTCTTGTAAAGAAGCTCCGTGAATGCCTCGAATTCGTTTGCCGACTTGAGCAAGTCGGACAGTGTGTCGACCTCGACCGCGGTGTTGCTTCCCGTCCGCGTCAACTTGATCGGCGTATCGATGACGATCTTTCCCACGATGTCGCACGCCTTGAACGATGCCCAAACTTGGCCGCTCCCCACTCGAAGGAATTTCTGGAAGCCAGTGATCTGGCTGGTCGCGATCTCCCCAAAGATGTCAGAAGGCTTGATGATCGCGCTCGTCGCCCCTGGTCGGTCGCCGATCACCTTCGAAGAAAGTGAGCTGAAAAAGTTTCTTAGTGCCTTCATGGATTGGCTTTTGTTGGCTGCTTGGCCGGTTTCACTAGGGAAGGTGAGCCCGTTCGGCTCAAATTTGCCAGACGGTTTTTTCCAACCCATCACGCCAGGAGCATCAAAGGCTTCGCCACGGTCATCCGGTACAGGCCGGAAACCGCGTCCACCATGTCGTCGTTTGCTCCGTTTGGGAAGGCGCTCACCTCGCTGATAAAATCACCGTGCCACGGTCCGTCAACCAGATAGACGCAACCAGCATCCACCATGGCAAACCAGGGGATCGCCCGGACAAGCTTGTCCTTCGCTTCCTCGAACTCCCTCAAAGGAACGTCGCTAGGTGTCACCTCCCTTAGGTTGTCGAAGCCAGTCTTGAATCCGCCAACGGCCTCGATTCCAACCGGTATCCGCTCGATGTCAGCCGTCGCCCGGATCCTCTCCCGTGCCAATGGCCAGCGCCACTTTCCGCGTATGCAATCGCGAAGATATAGGCAACTGTTGGCCGGCGGTTTCTCTCCCTCCCAGGTCGGCGGCGGCCCATAAGCTCCGGCAAGGCTGGCCGTGTAATCCGACGTTCGCTTTTCCGTGGCTGCCAGATCCCAGAATCGCGACCATTGGAGGCCGGCTGGCAATCGATCCGCGGAAATCTTTTTGAACTTTTCAACTGCGCAATAGTTGCCCCCCTTGATCACCGGGTTTCCCTGATACATGGAGTCCCAGAGGTAAGGACCGACGGCCCGCTTGATCGCTTCGTATTTCGCAACCGACCATCGCTTGGGGACGAGTGATTCCCCGACGGGTCTTCCCAGTGGGTCTCCTTCTGATGCCAGCGCCGAAAGGTTGATGTGCGTGAAGGTCTCCGACAATGGTCCTTCCCCCATCTCTTTGACTCGCTCCGGATCCAATAACCGTCCGGCAAGGTCGTCAACGTGCCACCTTGTGCAGACGATCACAATCGTGGCGTTGGGACTTAGGCGGGTCATCGCCACCGATAGAAACCAGTTCCAGACGTAGGCCCTGGCGGTTTCAGAATGCGCCTGCCGATAGTCGGCAAAAGGGTCATCGATGATCAGCAGATCGGCCCCGCGTCCGGTGAAGGATCCCCCGACCCCAAGGGCTTTGTAGCTCCCCCACTTTGACGTCGTCCAATTCCCTTCCTGCCGCTTTCCCCCAAAGTCGATGTCCCGAAACACTCTTCGGTAAAAGGGCGAAGCGAAGCGAGCCCTCGACTCGATGCTTCGATCGGTGGCCAGTTGCGCGGAGTAGGAAGCCACGACAACGTGGCTTCCTGGATTGTGCCCGAGGTACCAAAGGGGAAGCTCGACGCTGGCCAGCCGGCTTTTTCCAAAGCGTGGCGGCGTGTTCAGAATCAAGCGCCGGTGCCCCGTGCCGTCTACCGTTCCTTGAAGATGATCGGCAACAAACTTGTGCGCGTTGGATCCGTCGAAGTTGCGATCGCTCGAGCGCGTGAAATCATAGAGCCGCCGGCGTGCTGCCGTCGCCGCCGCTTCCAGTACCGCCAGCTTCTTTTCCGAGTTCAACGCAAAATCTGACGAGGTGCTCGAGGTCATAGCCTTCTTGGTTAAACGGCTGTGCTAATGGTTCCCCGTCCTTGCCCGTGATCTCGTTTCGAATCGGTGCATTCAATCCCAGCAACTTCGCCCGCGCTTCCCTGATGTCGAGGATCAAACGTTGATAAGCTGGATCCCCACATTGCCCTTCTGTTTCCTCCGTGACTTCCTTCGAGCCGGCTGCCGATCGGCTGCCTCGACCCGTCGGACTGCTGCGTCGTTCCCGCTTCACTTGCCGGTTTCCCTTGCTCCGAGTCCATTCCGCCCAGGCTTCCCGCTCCTGCTGCTCGAGGCCGGCCAGCTCCCTGGCCTTCATCTCGTCGATGATACAGATTGCCGACTGCCGCCAGAGTTCCTTTGCCTTCAGAAGGTCCTTGGAAATCTGAACGTGAGAGAGTCGATAAGGCCGGATCTTGGCCAGCTCCGCCGCCATTTCCCTGGTGGTCAGTCCCCGGACGGCGTTGGCCGCTACCCATTCAACATCCGCGTCGATCTGCGCCGGTGTCCTTTTCTGTTCCATGTTAAAGAAGCGGGTAAAGCCTGGAACATTTCGGGGAGAATTCCCTCGGAAGACGTCGATTGGTCATTGTCATGCGGGCGTTTCTATCCCGCCTGCCATCCCTGGGAAAGCAAAAAGCCCCGGCGTCCATTCCGGGGCTTTGCTTCCTGGCTCCCGGTGGCGTCATCCTGTGCCCCGGGTCTAACAAAAAATCATTGATCGGCGGTGGCGAACATCCGATAGAATGTCCGGCCGCCTTCGCTGGCGGTGAAGATAGAGAGCCGTGCACCCCTTTGGATCCTGGTACGCAACACCGGGATCCAAGGGCCACTGACTTCGCTCGCTTCCTCTACCGTGACCACGTCGCTTGGGTAGTAACCGTCCTCGGTTAGAACAACGGCAGCGCCGTCCCAGTCGAAATAAATCCGGCTGTCGTAATAGTCAATCGGTTGGCCGCCTCGGCTGAAGCTTTGCTCCCCGTGCCCCCTGCCGTCCGGTCTCAGCCCGATCCCCCTCATGCTTTCTTCCCACTCGATCGTCGTTCCGGTTTCTTCCTTGGGGGTCAGCCTGAACCCTGTAAGGTTGGCCGTCCCGTCCTCCTTGAATTCCCCGCTCAACTCGACCGGAACCTCGTCGTCGATCGGTTGTAGGTCTTCCTCAGGTTGACCGTCTTCCAGATCCGCCAGCCTTGGCCGCTTGTCGCATGAGTAATATATCACCCCATTTTGGAGAGCGGCAGAGTCGTCCGCGCCGTCGAATCTGTGATCGAGACGGTTCTGCCCGTTGGTTCCCCAGTGCCTTTGACATTTCTTCACCAGCCAATACACAAAGAATCCTCCGCCGACCATGACTCCGATCCCGACGGCCGGTCCCACTCCTTGGGGTTGTGGCGTGTTGCCCTCGCGTAGCGGTGGCCGTGGAGGATTCACCATTCTCTGGTCGAAGGCTCTGGCCGGCTGGGTGCCGATCACAATGGCGAGGGTTGCCGCCATCAGCTTGAGATTCTTCAGTCCTCCGCCCGATCCAGTTGGCTTTGGTCGAGCATGGTCCGCCTTCCATTCAGCAAGGAAGATCATGATCACGCCAACGGCTGCCATCGCTCCGATCACGTGGCCGCCTTCCCATTTCCCATCCGGGGCGGTGCCAAGTGCCGTGGCTGCCGCGATCAGCATCATCACGACCATGAAGGCCGCGAACTTCACCTTGTGCAACATCACCCACTCTTTGAACTCTCTCATACCGTTTTCCTTTTGTTGGTTGTCGTTTACTTCAACGGAGTCGGAGCAAGCCGGCTGCCGTCAAATCGTTTTCGGTTTGTCCTGGGGGGAGGTGAAGCTCGAAGCCGTAGGCCTCGAGTTCCGCCCGGGTGAAAGTCCTTTGCTTAAAAGCCGTGTAAACGGAAAGCGGTTGCGCCCCGCCGCCGCTCCAATCTGGATTTTGAAGCCACGGCTCGCCGGTTTCCGCCGCCAGTTGTTTGGCTTGGGTCATAGTGGCGTGCTGATCTTGCGCGATTCTATAATCGCCCGGATGTGTTCGCGCAACTCTTCCCGCTCGATGGTGGCCCGGTCCGCCTCGCTCTTGTCGGAGTAATTCCAGACCCCAAGGTCGAACTGATACACGAAAGCATCGGCTTCCTTGTCCCAGAAATTCGGCTTGTGCACCGTCGCCCGGTCGCCGGTCCACTCGAAAAGCGCCTCGATCATCTCGATCAGCTCGATGTCGGTGTCCGCTTGGATCCGGCGGTTGGGGTGAAGCCCGCAATACTGGGATTTGATTTGCCAGATCGTCTTGCTCGTCGTCGTTGTCGTCGTGTTCATCGTCGTTTTCCTTTGGCGGCCGGCTCATCCGTGCCGCTCTTCCTGTTCTATCGGCACTCCCTGGCGAAACTTTAGTTGAGAAGGTCTCCGATCGGGGTGGCCTCCGTTACCTTGAATCCCATCATCGGTATGCAAACCCCTTCGACCGGCCGGCTGCTTCGGAGCGAATAAAGGCGCTTGGCAATTTCCAGGTCAGTCTTGCCGCTCACCCGGACCGGGCTGGCCATTTCGTTGTCGATAGCCCAGAGCTTGCCGCCCCGCTCGAAGATCACGAAGGAATGACCAAGCTCGATCCCCTGCCACTTGATCGCCACCCAAGCGGATTTGATGCCCTTGGCACTCATGGCCCCGGTGAGCGCCACGGCATAGACACTGCATTGATCTTGCATCCCGTGCCCGGGGAGAATGGTTCCCGGCTTGCCGGTGATCTCGCTGTCGAACTTGTTGCCGGCCGCTCCGCAAAGGTTCGCGATCACCAGGAGAACCGCCACCAGGACCGCCTTCATCGTCGTCGTCGTCATCATCATGGTCTTCATTAAGCTCGATCCGTGCCAGCAATATGTCAAGCGCTTGCGTCGATAGAGCCCGGTGGAGTGTCCTGTTCTTGGGTTGCCAGTGTCTTGGGTTGGAACGGTGCGGCCTTGTCCGGAAGCTTGTCGAATATCGATTGGCACCTTCGGCAGATGTCCGCACAAGGTGGCGCTTCGCTATAGGTCGTTATCCCGAAGGCGCTGTTTAGGGTCCGTCCGGAGCACGCTGTCACGTAGTAAACCGACTTGAGCTTTCCGCTCACGGATCCACGCAAGTCTTGCCGGCGTCCAAGGTGAAGCATTGCCCCGCCGTTTGGCTGCCAATTGGATTGGATCCATTTGAGTTCCGGCATCGCTTCTAGGGCTTTCGTGTGATCGGTCATGGTGATTTCCTTCTTAGCTGGTCGTCGCGGTGGTGAAGTATGGTTCCTGTTTCCGCTCCGGCTGCAATTCGATCAGGAAAAGGGATTCTCGATCATACGCGATCGACGGATAGCGGCCGACCTTCAAAGCACAAGCCCCGAAGGCAAGCGAGAGCATGCCTTCCTCGACAAGCGCCGTGACCGGATGAAGCGCAAGATTGGATCCCTTGGTGAACAACCGCCAAAACGCTTCGAGCTGGTAAGTAGAAAAGAGCGTGTCGCAATTCGGGACACGAGTCATCCCTCTAAGCTCGGCTTGCTTCTCCTGGCACTTTCTCAATTTATGAAGATTGTCGTCGCTCTCCAAAGTCAGATAATTGGTGAAGGCCTGAGAGGTCGCAAGCTGAGCGTCGATCAGTATTTCCTCGACCCCCTTTTTCAATTCGGCATTTCGGATGATCTTTTTCATGGGGTCACTTTGTGTCCGAGTTCAGAGCATCGACAAACCAGACCGGCAATTCGCAATGGCCGCAAAGTTGGTTCACCAGTTGACGCTTCGGCCCTGGCTCGAAGGCCGGCAGAACCCACCCCTTCAAAGTCACAATGCAATTTTCCGAAGCCCGCTTTGCCTGATAGTGCATCCGGCATCCGCCATGGCAGATTGCCCCGTCGCCCATCAATGGTGCCAACATATCGACGACCAGCCGTTGGCAATGCTCGATCAGACGGTCGGTCTCTTCGATCGATAACCTGTCCTCCTTGAAGATTTGCAGATCAAGCCCCTGGGCAACTCCCAGGATCGAGAGAATGGAAAGCTTGTGGGACTTCAGAAGTCTGGCCGGCTGCTTGGCCTCGACGGCCGCAAGCTTCCGCTTGGCCGCCTTCAGACGCTGAGCCGCCGCCCTCAGGCTCACCTGGGCGGAAGTATGCTCCTTGTCGGCCGCCGCCACTTCGTTAAGCGCCGCCTGTAGGCTGTCACTCCCAGCGGTTTTAATGGTCTCGGTCATCTTAAAATCTCCACTCGTTTTCTTTAACTGGCCGGCCGCCCGGTGTCCTGTTCCGGGTCGGCCGTGTCCAGATTCCCTCGCGTTACCGTACCCAGAACCCCGTCGCCGGGTTGAAATCAAACTTCGCCTTAGCCCGCCACGCCTGAGCCCATTCCCGGTTATGCCACGCTAGGCTTTCCGTCTCAGTCGCGGGAATGTGACCCGTGTGGAAATTCGAAATGCAACCTTCGATGATCTTGCCCTCGTGCACCCATCGGTAAGGCTTGCCCGCCGGGCAACAGCAGTTCTCGCAAGTCACTTCTTCGGATCCGTTTTTCGTTTGCTCATTCATGCCTTCAATAAGCTGGATCGGTGCCATTCTCCCATCAGCGGTTTATGCTGTCCTTGCCCAAAGGTTTGTCCCGGTTCTGGATTACACTGTCCTCTTTTACTGTTCATCAGGTTCCGGCTTCCTCACGGCATATCCAAATTCGTCGATCGGATTCCTGTCTAAAAATTGGATCAGTCTGGCCTTCAGAATGTCGTTGCGATTGACCGCGTTGAAACTCGAGAAACCTTCAAAGATCTTCGCCAGAGTTTCGTGGTCGCTCTGTCCTTCCGGGATCGCTACCCACAAGTCAGCCCCCAGGATTGGAAAGTTTCGAAGGTGGTACTTGGTCACAATCAGTTCCCCGGGATTCATTGGCGGCCGGTCGTCCTCCGTTATCCTCCAAAAGGCCGTCGAAGGCTTGCTCTGCTCGTAGGCTATGACCGTCCCATAACTCAACTTCGTGTCGCCCTTCACGAAGTGCTTTCTTGTTCGGTCAAACCGGATCAGTCGTCCGGACACCGGCCCACCGATCGCCAGCGCCAGGATCACAATTCCCCCCCGTAAAATGGTTCCTGCCGCGCCAGGATCATGGCCTCGAAGTCCGGCTGCCCCTCCGGCCGGCCCGAGCCCCGGCACGGTGCCTTGCTTGCCGGCTTGAGCCCCAGCGCCACGGCTTCGGCTTCCACCTCGCGCCGCCAAGAGGCATTCAAGGCAAGGTGCCAGGGGTGGCCTGGGTTGCTCGTGATGAAGTCCAAGCAACGCTTCACTCGGACGATCGCTTCTTCCCGTGTCTCTGTCGTGGTCGTGTTCATCGTTTCCATGCTACCCTTTAAGCTCATCTCGTGCCAGTCGTCCCGCAAGGGGTTGCGCCGATTCTCATCGGGGCTTTGTCCCGTTCCATGTCGAGGCTGTCCAATTCCATCACCAAGCGATCTCATGGGGGACTTTGTTGGCCTTCGCCCAGGTCACGGACACCACAACAAACCCGCCGTCCCGCTCTACGATCGCCGCCGTCGGCTTCCCGAAGTACCGGTTGGTTTTGATCATCGCCTTCACCGCTTCCAAGTGACTCATCGTTTCCATGGTTCACTAATAGCTCGTGCCGTGCCAAGCCACTGGCAGCAACTTGCGACGATCCCAACCGCTTGAGTGTCCAGCAACTGGACTTCAGTGTCCTAGTCCATATTGCAAACCCGGAGAACACCGGGGCAGACCCTCGTGATTCGTACGCCGCTTGCCAATTCCCGATGGTCCATCCGGATGACCCCGACCACGAGCTCGAGCAATTCCTCCGCGATTATCAGGTTGATCCTGCCGCTCTGTGCCGTGTGGAATAACTGGCCACGGATGACTTGAATGTAACCAAAGTCGAAAGCCTTCGCCTTGTATTCCGGGAGCCCGTCGCCCGTCTCGCCGGCGTACCGGTTGAGAGTCAACCGGCGGTCCTCGCTGTCCTCTTTAAGCTGGGCATAGATGACGCCCAGCTCGCCAAGACGTTGGCTTAAGGCATCGATTTCCTTGCTGATCCCTTCCAGGTTTCTCGCGGCCTCTTTGGATCTTCGCCTCGCGGACTCGATCAAATAGCCCATATGGATTAAGACGTCGACCCGGTCGACGAATTTGTCCGGCTGATAGTCCGGCTGGCTCATAGCTGGCCCTTCTCTTCAAAGCTCCCTCTCCCAAGGCAAAGCACACGACAAACTCGCTGGCCGTTTTCCATCTCGAACACCGCCCGGGCTTTCGTGCCTCGCGTCAAGTTGATGACCGCGCCGGCCATCTCCGCAAGGTCCGGGTCGATATAGGCGTCGACTGGCCCTTGCCCAAGTAGATCGCCCTTGGTCGATATCAGATCATTCATCGCGTCGATCGATCTTTGTGTCCAGTAAGTGCCCGTCACGAAAGCGCCAGATTCAAGCCGCTTGCGCTCGTGTCTGGCCAGCCGGTGAAGGTTCCTGGCTTCGTTCAGCTGAGCCCGCAAATCCTTCACCTTCGCTGAAAGGTTCCGCTCGTCCTCCTTCGCCTTGGCCAAAATCTCGTCGCTACGCTTTTCGACGTCGGCCACGCTCACGATTTTAACGGGATCCATAAATTTCCTTTGGGTTGTGCTGGTCGATTAGACACCGCGGACCGTTTCAATCACCGCCACCGCCAGACCGGAATCGCGATCCGTCTTTCCGAGGAAGAGTAGGGTGGCCCCGTCCTCCTGTTGTACTCCCGAAACGAGCTCGGCCGCTTCGCACTCGAGGTTAATGGCCGCAAGCCAGACGGCCTCGGAAAATCCATGCTTCGTAAAGGTCTTTCGGCCGCTCCCGAGGATTCGCACCGAGTGACCGACTATCTGTCCCGCTTCCGTCATTTTCGTTTTCTTCGTCATGCCTTCAATAAGCTGGATCGGTGCCATCCGATCACCAACGGGTTGCAACGCATTGGCCTGTTTTACTGTCCTGTTTCTGGCTTCTGCTGTCCTGCAATCAGCTGCTCGCTTTGTCGGAGTCTCGCCTCCAAGGTGCAAAGCTCGAAAGCGGTTTCCTTCCTGAGCCCGTTACCGATCACCCGCTCCAGTCCGTGGGGGTCGATCTGGATGGCTGACCATGCTCCGGCGCTCCCGGTCGGTGTTGGCCGGTTCGTAGTGATCAGGTAGAAATGGCCGGCCGCCCTGGCCGTCCATTCGGTCGCTGTGAATTCCAGTCGGTTTCCGCCGATTAGTTTTTCCTCTGGTGCCTCCTGCTTTGTCCACGTCTCCGCTTCCGCCTTGGTGGCCTTGTGGATGCTGTGGCGTGGCGGGTTCCAGCCCAGCGCCGCCGCTCTGTAGTAAATCGTCGCGCCGTGGATCCGGTGGACAACCTGAGTTCGGCTCCATCCGGGAATCAAGAAGC